GGCAGTAAAGGTGCCTCCGTGTTCACCTTCAAATTCTAAATTCATATCTAATCCAGGACATTGTTCCATATAATACGTTCTAAACTTTTTTGAATCTCGAGCCATAAATTGGTACCGAATAAATTGTTCTATTGTTTCTGCGGATCTGGAATCGTCTACTTGTGTTATAACCGTTTTACAAAACTCAGATGGTGCTAGATCGCTTATATCTTTTACATTGTACGTAAACTTAATAGTGTGATTTTTTGTTTTATATTCAAACTCACCGTTATCATCTGCTGTTAATTTAAATGTTTTAGATTGAATTTTTTCTAAATTTGCAACACGTTTCAATTCATTTTTTGTTTTAGGATCTGTTACTGTTACCTCGTAGTCTTTGCCATAAGATAATATACGGGCATATATAATTAATCCATCTTTATCAAATGTAGACATATCGTCAATATTGAATTTTGTTAAACTAATTGATTCAATTAAACGATCTAACATTACTCCTTCTCGCACATATGAAATATTAGTTAATATGTCTTCATCATATGCAGTCATGTATCGCATTTCTATTTTACCTTCTCGAAGTGGATGATCTTTAGGATATATTTTACCGCCGCTGGATAATGGAACAATCATACTAGGCAATTTGCTTTGCTGTTCTGTTTCATAATGCTTTTTGGCTTGGTCTGCTGCAGTTGATGTGCTGATTCGGTCTGTCATTCTACTCATTTATTTTCCTTATTATAACTTTATTATAAATATATGTTCACAAAAAAAGTAGGGTGTTTAGCCCTACTTGAATTGTATAGTTTAGTTTTGTTTAGAAGCTTAAGAATGCCCAATCATATCTCAATGTTAAAGATATTTCTTGTACTGCATCATCTCCCCAATCATAGCTACCAAATTCTGCATCTGTAATAAATGCTCCGTTTAGTACCCATTCTTCAATTCGCTCGCCTAATGGAGAAAGTTGATATAATTTTAATTGTTTTTTGTAAAAATCAGAATATCCATCTCTACCAGTTGCAGACTCATGATGTAAACGAACCCATTCCATTACAGTTTGAGCACCACTTGGTACAATTGCGTCATATAATGATATTGATAATGTGTTCCATTCAGACTTACCTTTTACATAACGTTTTACGTTGATAAGATCCAATGTTTGTTCGTTGTTACTTAATTTTGGTTTATCAGCCATTTTCACTAAATATGCAGGGATACCAGTATCAGCCATAGAAAGTATAAACTGATGTTTCTTTTTAGGTTCCCATGAAAATGCGGTATCAAACAATTCATTTTGATTGGCTGCTGATAACGCCGGGTTTAATTGATCTTCTAATGCCATATTGGTCCTTGTTTATTTTAATATAAATATAACGTACAGTAAAAAAGGTAAGACCGAAATCCTACCTTTTTAAAATTATCAATAATCTATTCTGGGAAACTTGCTCCTGTTGGCTGAATATTAAAGTCTAATACTATAAATTCTGCTGTTCTGGTTGGTTGCAAGAACAATTGTCCGTAAAGAATATTTTGATCTATTAAGTCTGGAGTATTGTTGCTGTCATCCATTACTGCTCGGAATGCAAACAATCCTTGCTGTGCTCTTACTTGATCTAAATAAGGATTCGCAATGCTCAAGAATCTGTCACGAGTCTGATTGGTGTTTTGTTCAAATACTAAAAATCTAGTAGATGATGCAATAAACTTTTTAACTGCAATAAGCAAACGACGCACATTTACTCTGTCTAATGCACTTGGACGAGCTTGAAGAGTCTTTTGACCCCATATGCATATTCCGTCATTAACAAAGTTTGCAATTGGATTAACACGTGCTTCATACAATGTGTCTCTTTGTGATTGAGTTAATCTTATGTATGTGTCTAATGCGTTAACTACTCCTCTATTCAAACCTGCAGGTGCATACCATGGATGTTGTACTGCATCATTAAATGCTAATACTCCTGGTAATACTACTGATGGTGGTACAAATAATGGAACGTTTTTATTTGGATTCAAAATTCTTACCCATGGCCAATATGAAGCAACATAATTGTTGTCTAATGTAGTCACTTGATTTACAACAGTTGCAAGATTGTCTGCCACCGGATTCGAATCCATTACATAGAATGTGTCTTGTCGTTCTCTAACCAAGTTGCGAGCCGCAGTTGTAACGGTGCTATGCAAACTGTCAATAATACCCGGAGTAACTAAAAGATTCATATCATAATAATCAGTGTTACCT